GGGTGCCCGGATATGAAACTTGAACTCGACCATCTCGAAAGGCGTCGTGTGCTTGTGACGCATGAGGTACCGGATCAGGGCACGGTCGTCACTGACGGACTTGGTTCCGGCCCCATAGGAGACGCGGGCAGCCTGGACGATGGACTCGTCCGTCCCCATAGAGTCAACGAGGCGAACGAAACTCATTTTTATTAGAGTACGATGGGTCTTTTTAACTGCAACTCAAGTTTTAATAGTTGTACCTAATAAGAATGCCTCCCGGAACAAGAAGACGGCTTGATTTTAATAACATCGTGGTTACCCCGGCACAGGTCCGTCGAATTGAAGTTAATAATAGACTACTGGTGGCGGCGAACAGACTCCAGCACATGAATGAGACGCGTATGAGCGACCGAAACTATGGTCTGGCGACCGCCTTTCTCAATGCAGTTATTCGCGCACAGAATGGAAATGCGACGGCCCGAAACGCTGCTCTCTTGAACCTGAACAGAGTTCGGAGAATTCCGGGGTTCAATAATAATCGCCCGGTGAACCGAGCGCCCGCCAGGCAGCGTGCCGCCACGACCATCCAGCGCATATGGAGGGGTGGGCGGGCTCGAAACCGCGTGAGCAACATCAGACGCTACCACAGGGCCCGGACCGTTGTTGGTCCGGGAGGTAATATTATGATTGCCATTCCCACGAGGAACTAGTGTTTCATTCGGAGCAAGACGAATGAAAAACGCTCCCAACAGGGTTCGAACCTGTGACCTTCAGGTCTCAGCCTTCAAAGTGCAAGCACTTTTCCTAACAGCCTGACGCGTCTACCAACTGAGCTATAGGAGCCTCAAGAAAGTCCTTGAACTTTCTTTCCGACCTACCAGAATCGAACTGGTATCAGCGGGACTACAATCCGCGGTTCTGCCATTAAACTAAGGTCGGGAGGGAAAAACGGAGTTTTTCCCGCGGGCGGGACCGGAGGTCCCTTTGAACAGTTTAACGACTTACCCAGGTCCGGGGTCGGGAGGAAACTTTAACAAGTTCCCTCACATATTAAAAATCTTCTTCACACCGAGGACAGTCCCACGACACCCGGGGCAATCGCGCTTGATCCGGGTGTTCAACCAACACGGCTCACACACGACATGACCACATGGATCAATAAATAGGTCAATAGGCTTGTCCATGCATATAAAACAAGTGTATTTTGCGTACCTTTCAGCTTCGGTGTCTCTGAGCACCGCCTCCATCGCTTCAAGTTCCCCTTTGAGTTCCCCACATTGTTGAGTCAGGGCGACGGCTCCCGATTCGGACTCGTAGTTGTCTATTACTGATAAGAGTTTCGCCTTTAAGTCATCGGAAGGCACAGTATCTATAATAAGTTTAGAAATTTGTGTACTCTTCTGGAGATTTTCGAGCTCGCTCATTTTGATGCAAAGATCCCGCTTGACTTTGGAGAACTTTCTTTTAAAAACTCCAAGTTCCTTTTCAAAGTCTTTCCAGGACGCATCGAGTTCACAGGGAATCGCATCAACTTCTGGCGGAGCCGATTGTTGAGGAATTGGGGCGAACCCACTGAGAGCCTCGAGCGTCATCTCGAGCATAGCCCGACTCGGATCAACATATGCGAATGAGGCCATGTAAATATTAAATAAAATATCCTTAACTAATAAATGTTGGGAGATACCATTTTGATTGCCATAGGTTTGGCACTTGTGGTACTTGGCATTCAACCCATGGTCTTGAGTGTAGAGGAAAGGCACGACTCGGTCAAGGTCATCACTACTGTTTTTCTAGTTGCAGCAGGCATATTCATAGGTTTATACTGGAACAATATCACAGTTTAGAACCACCAACATCCTTTCTTTTTCACAGGTTTTAGATACTCGCAAAAAGAATCGCCGAGACCCGAGTCCAGGAGTCTTTGGGCATCTTCTCTCAGACCCTTTGGAAAGTCAGCACTCGCGGACACCAGTCCCAAAACTTGAGTGATGTTTTCATCAGACCCGATGGCCTCCACCAGATGAAATACAGTGTCTAATGAAGTGGTTTTGAGTCTATTGATTATTCTTTGGTTCAATATTTCATTCACCTTGTCCAGAACAAATGCTATATTTGAAGTTGGGTTCTGAGCAGCGACGGCCTTCACCAGGGCCGACCCCACAAGTCCGTCCATTTTTATGTCTGTAGAATATAAATGGCCGGAAGTGACCCAATGTTTCTTGCCCTTTTCATACTTTTGCTCGTAGCTCTAGGTATTTCAAATTTCATTCAGGCCAAAGAAAAACAGGGATACGGACCTTACCAGAATCTCTTTGGGACAATTTACCTTTTGGCGGCAGTAGTACTCATGATAGTTGGGCTTCGTGCGTATAAACAGACGTACTCATATTAAAAAGAAAGAGCGTATGAATGAAAATGAATTTTTCCCACCTCGTTGGGCACATAGGAGGCGTCTGGGTCTCCTGTGCAGAAGACCTAGAGGGAATCATGAATCGAATCGCTGAAAAGTGCGGGTTTACAGTCGTTTCCCGAGCTTTTCACCAATTTGAGCCTCACGGGGCGACTGGCGTTCTGGTCTTGGCCGAAAGCCACTTCAGTGCACACACTTACCCTGAACTCAACAAGGTTTACATAGATGTCTTTTGTTGCTCAGCCGAGTTCAGCCCTGAATTTTGTTCCAAAATTATTGAGAGTGAGTTTTCGGCTCTCACATCTTCTTGGAAAGTAATTTCCAGGCAATGAGACCGGCCACAAGAGTCCACCCCACAAGGTGATCTAGGTTGTCCATCGCTTTCTTTTGCGAGGCTGGGAGGTCTTCGTAGGCCTGTTTGTATCCCGGGGGTTTGAACGGCAGCCAAATGTACCGGCCGAAAGGCACTATGGTTGGCTGGAGTTTATCTTGGCACTTGTATGTCCAATCGTACCACGCAAGTGCTATATACGGGAACCATATCAAAAAGGCGAGGACCCAAGGGTTCTTATGAGGAAGGTACCAGTACCCCGCTGCGAGCACAAGAGTGAAGATGATGCACTTGATATTAAAGTGAAATGGCTGGCCTGGGAAGAGACCTCCGGCCATTCTTAATAAATGACTAGACTTAATTTAGTTCCCCCCAATGAACATGGGGAACATAAGGAAGTAAGAACAAGTCGTCTGGGATATTGTACCAAATGTCCTCTTTGAAAATTATGAACCACACATGCTCGAAAAATACACTATCCTTTGGATTGTTTCTTTCTAAAAGAATATCGTACCACCTCTGGTAAACTTCAAGAGGGTTTGAAAGTATCCTTGACTTTGACACAATAAACTGAGCCGCAACTGGTACATTATTAATAATAAATCCTGCTTCAAAAGGAGGTCTTTTCTTGCAAGAAATCTTGAAAAGATCCCATTGTTCAGGCATATTATGGCCGTCACCATCACTTATTAAGCAACAGTCTCTGTACCAATTATTCAAAGATATAAAACCGTGTTTTTGTGTATTTGCGTTTTTAATGAGTTCGAGGATGGGTCTTGGATGTTTTTGGTGGTGAGCCGTCTCGTGACCATGAATGAAAGCTGTGTATTCTGGCAAGTTATGGTATCTCTCTATGATAAATTTAAGGTACGCTGAAGTCTCCAGGCCTTTATTTGGTATGACCCATGTGGGCTCGAAACAACTCGGTTCTGCACCTTCTTTATCAACTAAAACGACTGGAAATTCAGATTGCTTGAGCCATTCAAGGTTTTCCTTCCAGTGGCTCGTGACGATGGTCACCATCTATCGTTTACTTTCTTTAGTTTTCGAATCCAGGGGCGCGGAGGCGCTCTTGGGCCCGAAGGCCGGGCTTGAGCCCTATTTTTTAATTTTAGACTAAAATTGCTGAGCGAGTCCGTTTAGTTGCTGAAGGCCAGGCCGCCCATGCCAGACTGGATACGCAGGATGTTGTAGTTGACTGCGAACATCTTCTGCAGCTGGACGACGAAGCCGCCCTTGAGGTTGATTGCCACCTGAGCGTTATCAATACGAGAGAAGTTGCAAGTGCCGGTTGGCTGGTGCTCCTCTGGCTGCAGGGAAGGAGTACACATAAATGCCTGGGTATGGCACGCCGGTGTGGTACACATATGGCTGGTACTGGTTGAAGTACTTGCCGGTCTGCTCCTTGAAGCGGTCCTGGCCGTTGAGCACTAGCTTGAAGTTGTACAGAGGGCCGACCTCGACGCCAACCTGGGCAGCGATGGCCGCGTTGGACGTGGACTCCTCCATCCAGCCGACGTTGGAGGTCAGGGCGGCGGTGACCAGACCCTGCATAGCCAGGGCGTTGGAGTAGATGCGTGGGCAGCCCAGGTCGTGGGGCAGAGCACCTGGCGCGAAGATGGGGCTTGGCACACAGGTCAGATTCACGTTGGAGCACGCACCGTTGGTGAAGTTCCACAAGCTGTTGTAGGAAGTGGCGCTGGTGTTGGTGTAGCACCAGATCAGCTCCTTCACTGGGTGGTTGAAGGACAGACGGATAGTCTGGGAAGTGGTGGAGGCGGAGGGAGTTGGGAGGGAGTCACCACCGGTGTGCTGCACCTGCTCAATCAGGTACTCGTGACCCTTCTGGGCAAAGCGGCGGCGCTCCTCAGTGTCCAGGTACACATAGTTGGCCCAGACCTCAAACACCTGGGCGCTGGCACCGAAGTAGTTCTGGAAATAGGCAGTCAGGTCGAAATCCAGGCGGACCTCGTGGTACTGCAGGGCAATCAGTGGCAGGTACAGACCGGGGTTGCGGTTGAAGAAGAACAGCAGAGGCAAGAACACGCTGTTCACATTGACCGAGTCGGCCACGGGGGCGGGGCTTGACGCCATCTTGCCGTAGTTGATCTTGTCCGACTCACCCAGGAAGCACTCGGCGTACAGACGGAACCAGGTCTGGTAGTGCTTGTCAATGCGCTGGCCACCGATGGTCAACTCAACGGCGGCGATGGCGCGCTCGGCAACCCAGCACATGTCGATGTTGGTGTTGGTCGAGGTCAGGTTAGAGACGTTCAGCTGGGTTGGCTGCAGGCGGACATACATGTTGCCGACCAGGTCGCCGTTGCGGGCGATGGTCACGGACACGCGGCCGCTGTTGGATGGCGTACCGTTCACCGTCTGCTGGATGTTCTCCATCGCAAAGTTGGTGTG